GAGCGATGTGGATGTTGGAGCGATGTGGTCATCCGCCGTGATAGAAACGGTTGAGATGATCCAGCAGAAGTTGAGCACAGTTGTCCATATAGGTCTGTTCACGGGTGAACATACCCATAGGAGAACGAATGCTTTCGCCAACCGTGGCTTTGGTTGGCCGGGTCTGGAAAACGTGCTTGTAGCCGAGTTCCCGATCTTCGTCGGTGATGGTGAGAAGATCAGACCCGTATTTTTCCAGCTCGGTGAGCTGGACTTTCTTGGCTGCAACAACGGTGGAGAAGTAGGCTTCCACACCGTTATTTTTCAGCGATCCCTTGATGGGAACCTTGGTTTTCATCTCGTGCTTCACCTCATCGAGTTCATCTTTGACGTGAGCCGTGATGATGGTGGGCTTGTTGAACAGCACCACCTTTTCCTGCATCAGTCCCTTGAAGAACTGGAAGAAGTTCGCCCAGGCCTTCTGACCGTCCGAGGCGCCATAGATGTAGAGGCTCTCGTACATGTCCATCAGGAAGGTGAGACTGTCCAGGACGATGCCGTTGAACTGCTCGGGATGAGCCGTGGCATGGTCGAACCCTTCATAGACCTGGTAGGGATCCGAGATCTTGAAGGATTTGAACTTGTTGGGGAACGGCAAACGCTTGCCGGCCTCCGTGTTGAGATACATCCACTTGTCCTGATCGCGGATGTTGCGCAGGCTGGCGCTCTTGCCTGTGGAAGAGAAGCCCGCGATCAGAACCAGCTGATCATTGATGTCGTTCATTGCGCCCTCGTCTGGTGGAAAGGATGAAATTCAGCGACCCGAGAAAAGCCCTGGGCAGGCCCCCGATCTGAACTCAGGTCGGGGTCTGGTATCGCTTGGCGACGGTCACAAAGATCGAACGGTTCAGTTCGTCCTCGCCCATGGGTTCGGACAGCTTCTGATCGAAGGCCCGCACCTGGGCCTGAACCGACGGCAGATCCCAACCGGCATCGACCAGACACAAGGCGAACTTGATCATCTGGTTGTTGAGGTTGCCCGGAACCATGCGGTTCGCGAACCAGCGTTCCATGTTGTCGAGGGATTCGAGCTTCTGGTTCTGCTGGCGATACTGTTCGTTGCGGCTGGTCTTGGGGATGAAAGGCAGCACATCGAGGAGTTGACCCTCCATGTTGTAATGGTACTGCCCGCCCGGGAAACTCTCCCATTTCTTGGCCCTCTGGTTCGCAGAGGCATCCGTGGTGAAGGGGAGCCAACCCATGATCCCGTTCATGAATTCCTTGTACTCGTTCTGATCGAGCTCGAGGAAATAGTTGGTCGGGAACATCAGCCGGAACCGGTGCTGCTCCGGGCTGTGGCGTTTGGTGGTGTAGAGCAGGAAGCGGTACTCCTTGAGCAGCTCCACGGCTGCCGGGATCCCGATCCCGCCATCCACGTCGATGCAGACCATGTTGAAGCCGGCAATGACGTTCTCTTCCGCCCGGTGACCCTGACGGAAATGATGGTTGGCCCAGTGCATGCCCTCGGCCTGAGCCAGGACATGAAGCTGATCGAACGGCACCCGCTCGAGCAGATAGTTATAGGCCCAGTGGTTCGAGTAGGAGAGCACGAGCTTGTTGAGATCGGTTTCCTGCAGGGTCTCCCCCTTGAAGAACTCGATCCCGTCCACGAAGGACTTCTTGATGATGATGTGCTTCTTGTAGCCCCAGGCTGTGGCCATGGTCATCATCTCGTTGCGGGCTGTCTGGCTCGACTTGTAGAAGGGCAGAGCCTCGTGCAGATCCGCATGGGTGACCTCCGTCTTGATGCCGGCAATATACTTGGCCAGCTTCACGTAGGTCTTCTCCCGGTTGAGAATGGTCTGGAACGCTTCGCCGGATTCCTCCACCAGCTTGATAGCCGAGAGCAGATGCCCCAGCTCGACCTCGGTCGAGGAATCGATGAAGGCATAGGCGCCGGCCAGCTTCAGAGCCTTGAAGTAGCGGTGCGAGAGCTCTGACTTCTTGATCTCCTCGTGATCGGAGAGGAGTTCAGCTGCCGCTTCGCATTCCAGACGGTAGGTCAGGATGGCGATCGAGACCGCATCCGAGACCTCCATCTTCCAGTTGAACATCGCCGGATCGGCCAGGGTGTAAAAGTGCCTGGCCCATTTTGTCAGGATGGCGTCGTTATCGGGACGGGTGAGCTGTTCGTAGATCTCGCTGGGCGTCATCCGCTTGGCCACCCGATTGTGCTGGCCGTAACCAAACAGGCAGCGTCGGGCATAACCGGTATCGAGGAAGGAGTAGAACTGATCCTCGGTCTGGCCGCCATCGAGCAGCTTTGAAGGGGTGCCGAAAAGCAGCATGTTGGTCGGCGTCTTGCCGTCGAGCTCCTCACCCCGCTGGTTCTCGGAGGTGTTCTTGGTCAGCTTCTGCTTGACCAGGCCCTGATCGTAGAGCTCGAGGAAGAGCGTGAGCACATCCGTGACACCGAGCAGGTTGGACCCGATCTCATCGATCTGCAGGTTGATCGATCCGGCGCCAGCCATCAGGAGCTTCTGGCGCAGCTGCTTGACCGCAGGCGGTGTGCCGGAATCGAAGGTGAAGGGGAAGGCGCCGGCCTGTTTGAACTCCTTCAGCACACCATCGAATTCGGCCTGCTGGTCCGTACCGTTGCGGGCTGCCCGGTTGTTGGCGATGACCCAGAGATTCTGGTCGGCAAAAACCGGAAAGGCCTCTTCCATGAAGCGGTTCTTGAACCCGCGCAGGAACTCGTTCTCGACGATATTGACAGAATGCCCCTTGCCGTAGCCGGAGGTGGCGAGCGCCAGGGCATAGATGTTGACCGGGATCTCGCCCCGATCCTTGGTGACGATCGCGGCCCGCATGGACGAGGCCATCTTGCCGAGGAAGTAGGCCACCTCGGCACGGAAGAAGCCTCGATCGAGGTTCTGGGTCTTGTTACACAGCACATCGACGATCTCTTCCAGAGCCGGATGATGCTGGGCTGATGTAAGGTCAAGTGACATAACGGATTTTCCTTATGGGTTATGCCATGAACCATTGGTCCTTCTGGCGGCACGCAGAGAAAGCGGGGCAATATTCGCAGGCTCTCACCTCTCCGGGGATGACCTTGACGACGCCCTTGCCGCCCTTTTCTGCGAGGAAGGCGTAGGCCGCAGCCTTGTCACCTTCGAAATTGCGGGTGGCCCGTGCCCCGGGCTGCTTGGCCTTCTCGGGGTCGGAGTAGTATTTGTAGACGGTCTCGCTGCGCCACAGCTCCTTGTCGGTGCAGTGGGGGATCTCCTCTTCAGGCGTATCCCAATACTTCTCCAGCTCGGCGAGCTTGGACCGGATGAACTGTTCGGTCTCCTCGAGCGAGGGCATCAGCACGGGATATTCGAAGGCCTTGGTCTGGGGATAGTTGGGATCGCCCTGGGCACGGCCTTTCTGCCAGTCGGTGAAGACGAACTGGATGTAGACGTGATCGTCGGTCACCAGCTCCGGATTGAGCCAGCGATAGATCCCACCCTGCCGGGCGTAATCCTCATCCTTCTTGCCGAGCAGATACGAGTAGACCGAGGTGGTCTTGTTGTCGAAGAGCCGGCCCTGAATGATCAGGTCGAACTTGCCGCCGATGGTGTAGCCATCGACCTGACGAAATGCCCGCTGTTCAATCCAGACCGGGATCAGTGTGGGATTGGCGTCGATCTCTTCCTGGCTCGGATTGATCGCGATGTTCTCGTAGATCTGCGGCGGGTAGCCGAGCAGCTTCATCGCGTCCTGACCGTGCTTCGTCCAGGCTTTCTCGATGGAATCGTGAATGGCGGTGCCGAAGCGGGATGCCAGGAAGGATGAGATGTCGAGTTCACGTTCGGAATGCTGAACCCGTTTGGACAGCACCAGCTGGCGGGTGCTCTTGAGGAGGGAGGTGGCCGAAATGTATTTCGGATCATGGATGTGATCGTACTCGTCGTAGAGCAGCCAGACGGCCAGCGGCAACGAGATGCCATGGATATTGGTGAGTTTCATGATCGCCTCGACAGCTGAAAGAGAGTGCAGGATGCGTTCGGGGGATCATCCCCCCGAAAACAATGAATCGGATTTTCACCAAAATCGGCGCTGATTATTCCCTGGCGCCACGAGGCAAGGGCAGATGCTTTTCCTGTTCGAGCTCTTCTTGCAGGAGCGCCAGAGCCCGCCAGGCCAGGGCTGCACTGTGGCGGATGTTGCCGTCGAAACCGCCCCGTTCGACCAGATGTCGGATGATGCAATCGGCATGGTCCATCGACTTGCCCCGGGCATGGTGCATCTCGTCGCCGTTATTGTGCTTCTGGTTCCCCTGGAAGGAGACCTCCGACACCGCGGCAAGAGCATCCGGGAAATAGTCCAGCAGACCCCGACACATCGGATAGGTCTTGCGGGTGGCGCTGTCTGTGTCGATCAGACGCCGGGGTTGGCGGGCTTGCATGTCCATCAGGAGAACTCCATCCGCAGCTGCTCAGGCTGTTCAGATTTGGTGACCGGCATGGTCTTCTCGTGGAATCCCTTGTGGAATTCCTGTTCACTCATGACCCCGAGATGATTGATCGCGATGATGAAGACATCGACGATCTGACCGGTCTTGCCGTCTTCGGTCTCGGTGACGAACCGCTGCATCATGGCTTGCTGGGCACGAGCCAGATCATGGCGGTTGATGTGCTGTTGCTTGGTGATCAGCAGGGTGTTGAAGCTGATGCTCCGGTGGGTCTGATCGGCATTGGCCGGCTGGGTGTAGTGGACATTTCCAGCGACCAGCCAGTGGTGTTGGCGCAGCTTTGACATGAAGGAAAATCTCCAGCGATTTTGAAGAAAATCCAATCTAAACCAGCGAGAAAATGAACGCCAGATAAAGATGGATTTTCGTCGATCTCTCGCGCAGCCGAAAGCGCACCCTGAACCAGAGTGTGAAGGGTCTGCGTCTGAAGGGGAAGATGATTATATTGGGAGACGCCACAGATTATTGTGATAATTCGTGGCGCTCTGGATCATGCAGCCTTGTCGGCCGCCTTGGCAGCGAGTGCCGTGAAGTGATGCTCGAAGGCCTGATAGACCTGATCGGCCGTGGCGCCATTGGGCAGCACCAGCTCATCCGCCCAAGTCGGATAGAACAGGGAGAACTCGCCGCCGAGCTTGACTTCCTCGTGCCAGATCTCGGGATGATCCTGCCATTCGCAGGCTGTCACCAGATGGGTGTTGGCGAACAGAATGGCATCGATGTTGTCCCGCAACAGGACGTAATTGGCATCGTGGATCTGGGCACAGGGCTTGATGTCATGCTTGAACTCCGAGGTCCGGACCTTCTGCATGAACTCCATCCCGGCCCGGGAGTTGAGCAGGCACCAGGATTGACCCATGGCATTGCCGGCTGTCCGGCCTTCGGCTTCCGCCTGGAACGGGGTCCGGGATGTGCCCCGTACCGTCTGAGCCAGAAGGGGTGTGCGTACCCGCAGCCCGAAGGCCACGGTCACGAAACCATCGACACAGGCCTGGTTGAGCTTGTGTGCGATCCAGTCATCCGAGACCTTGTAGAGCTCGTGATAGCGGGCCTCGATCGCTTTGGCTTTCTGCTCACTCCAGCCCAGTTGCTGCATCATGCCGATATAGGTGCCGCCATAGGTGAGCAGGAAGGTCGGCGTCTTGGATTCCTGGCGCAGATGCCCGTATTTGTGTCCCTTGCCGGCGATCGCATTGACGCTCTCGACGGAATCGGGATCGATATCGGGCATCTGGTCCCCGAAATAGGCCACGGCCCGCATGGCATGCCCGTCGAAGCCGTCGGTATAGACCTTCAGCTTGTTGGGATCTTTGGTGGTCAGGGCCGAGATCCGGTCTTCGAGCGAGGCGAAATCGATGCCGCCGAAGAACCAGCCTGGCGGTGCCCGGAAACAGCTCTTGATCAGCTTCCCGAGCGAGAGCTTGCCGTCCTTGTAGAAGGGCGTGAGGAAGTCCTTGAACCGTTCGAACAGGCTTTCGGACAAGCTCATATAGACGTTGGCCGGCAGGTTCTGCAGGTTGGGACCGTTGGACGACAGCCGGCCCGAAACCGTGCCGCCGAGATTGAAGAAGCCGAACAGCCAATGCCAGTCATCCGGTCCCTTGGGCGCATTCTCCATGGGTGGAATGAAGCTGGAGAGAATCTTCTCGACGGCCTTGTAATCGATCAGGGCCTTGATGATCTTCTTCACCTCTGGATCATCGGTGTGGTTGATCAGCTTCTCCAGGGTGTCGGCGCCGGTTGCCGGCTGCTTGGTCTCGGTCCGGTCGATCACCGGCAAACCGATCATCTCGTGAAGGAGCTTGCCCAGCTGGGGTGCGGAACCCGGATTGAAGGTGCCCGTGAAATCATTCGGGGTGACCCGTTTGACCTTGAGCTCCTGGTTCTTCTTGATCGCCCATTCGTGAGCCAGAAAGGAATGGAACTTCTGGATCAACGGGGAATGATACATCTGCGTGACGGCGTCATAGCGGATGCTCTCGAGCACATAAGTGACCCGGCGCACCTGATCGATGTCGAGCGGCATGCCGGTCAACTGCATCTGGATAATGTCCGTCATTGCCGGCTGGAATAGGCTCTCGTAGATATCGAGCTGCTGGTCACGCACCATGCGATCGTAATGCTTCTCGTAGACGAACCAGGTGGCCATGGCATCGACGAGATTGTACTGCAGAAGCTCCGGCAGCGGGATCTTGGTGATGTCGGTGATATCCTCCTGCGCATAATCCCCGGCGAATTCCTGGGCCTGGTCCTTGAGGCCAAGGCGGTTGCCGGCGCAGGAATTGGTGGCGAGATAGGTGATCAGCTTGGTGCAATGCCAGTTGCGCAACATCACTTCCAGGCCCAGCAAGAGACCCCGGTTGTCGAGCAGATCGTCCATGAAGAGCTGGTAGATCAGCACATAGGCATCATAGGAGATGTTGTGATAGAGGGCTTTCTGCTTCAGCTTCCAGAAGAAGTCGTAGAGCATCAGGCGCACATCAGCGGCATCATCCTTGTTGCCGATCAGATCGATCGGGAAAGCAATCCCCTCATGCTTTGACCAGGCAAAGGCGATGGTCCCGATCCCGGCATCGTAATGCTTCAAGGAGAAGGCCTCGATGTCGATCGCCAAAGGACAATCCATCTGCAGAAGACGCTCCAGCCAGTCCTGGATCTCATCCACGGTCTGGGGATAGGCGCAGAACTTGATTAGGTCATTGCCGGGATCGTTGTAGCTGCCGGTCATGTGATTCTG